CTTGCTTATGATTTATTAATTATAACTTGGAGTATTAGTCAGGGTACCTTAAAGGTTAGTGCCCCTCTTCGTTATCTTATTGGTAGTATACATTGCCATTCCGTAAGTAAGGTTTCATTTTAGTGGAATAGTCTATATCAGCAACTCTAGCATATTTAAAAAATGGGAATTTCTTGTCAAAAAATCCTGTTTTAACTCCCATTTTACTACAAACAAAATTGTAGCTTATCTTATCATCCCATAAGTAAATGTCAGTAATAGCGGCCAAGCAAGCACCTGTCTGTTCTAGGTCCAATCTATGCATGATCTCTTCCAACTGCCCTCTGGCGACAGCTGGTGAGCATCTAGGAACATCGGGTTTTAAAGCAGCTATATTAGACATAAATTCCTTACACAACCTGTGAGCAGTTAAATTAGGTCCAGCATCCATGAGTAACCCGAATGCTTTAACATAAGCACCCAAGTATGGATTCATGTCCCTCTCATCATCACGACCTGGTTTACCAGCGAACGCGTAAGCATCAGTAGCTAATCTAGTAGCATAAGCATCAGTCTTACGCCAAGGTAAAATCCAAGCATAATTTTTAGTGTCAGGGTGTAAAGGTTTCATATCCTCGTCGTATTTAACAAAGTATCTCTGAAGCATATGTACGCCTTCTGATCTGACTTCGTCGTCCTGGATATGAGTGAAGAATTTATTTCTATGACTTCGGGATTGTTTATACAATCTTGTTTCTCCTGGTTTAAGAGTTATACCATATTTGAGTAACACGGCACAGAGTTTATCCGGATAATTATTAGAGTCGCAACCTAAGTATTCAAGCCAGGCGATAGGAAATCTACCTACAACATCGTCACCGTAAACGGCTAGATATGCAAGTTCAAACACGTCCATGGGATGAACCTTACCTCTAGTTAACTCAAGGATAGCACAAAACAAGCCCATGACAATCATGAGGCTGTCTATATCTGAAGTACCGTGATACCCACTAGTCATAATACCTAATACTATGTACCACATTTGACCAAACCACTGCATGACTTTAGCATTAACGAAAGCAGTTTCAAACGCGAAAAACTCGTTGAAAGCATCCATACTGGCCTTATCGGCAGTATTAACCCAAAAGTGTCGCATGACTAGCATGACAAACAAACTAGTAGGCTTGAAGGATACGTCTTGACCGCTAACGTCGGCGATAAATAAGATATAGCCCTCTTTAGGGTCTATAACAGATTTACCAAGTCGTACGTGTGGTGGTATTCTATTGAATTCATCAATTTTCATTGCATACATGAGCCAGTAAGGAAAACTGGACCATATACTACAACCGATCATGCAACCTTCCCAGCGTCTGAATCCTTGCATGAATGGGAGACCGACCATCTTAGATATCTGGTCATGCATCTGTCCAATCATTCCGATTAGGCGAATTTTACCTAATTCAGCATCGAAGGATCTGACTTCAGGCTTAGCGGTGTACGTGTGTACAGGAATAGGAATCAAATCTTCGGAACGTCCGATATAATCTTTCATTTCTTCGATGATTCTAGCTAAAGCCCTGCGAGCGAAAGGTGCGTTGTTTCTCTTATTACGAGATATTGGTATATTCCAATGTTTAAAACCAACTCCAGCATTGGGATTAAATTTCAAATTATAGGGTGTGTTGGAGTTGACGGATGGTAGCATTTGGTTATTTCTGGCGTCAAATTTCTTGAGTAGCATGGCAATGGTGCAACGAAGAAGGACCGGGTCTATGTCATAATGACAGTTCCCTTTGGCCATCTTATTGCGCAATGCTTCAAGATTCTCTATGGACGGTATGGTACTAACGTATGCATTTAAAACATGGTGTGTGTACTTAGGACAAACTGCCTTGGCAGCAAGCTCCCCGCATTTTCTTATGTCTAAATTTGGCGGGATTTCCACGAACATCTTATCTACTCGCCTAACTTTCGAAGGAGATGTTGTTAACACAGTAATAGGTATGAATTTGTCTGATGGTATTATTGCTAATGTATTGTCTTTTAAGTTTTTAGCCTGAGGATCATGTACGGTGAGCCTAGTAACGAGAAGCCCTATAATATAGCGGATCTCAGCTCTTTTGTCTCCAGCGGCTGAATAATTGAGAACTACCTCGTTCTTCTTATACGTCGACGCGCAGTTAGTAAAATCCTCAACTACGGTGACAGACCAGCTGCTGGAATTGGGGTCGTACTTGATATCAAAATTATTCATTTTGCCCCACAATTCCTTGTTCTTTCTTCCAACCACTGCTCTCAGCGGTGTAAAAAAGAGGCTAATTTTCCTTGGGGCGCGCGCCAAGGAAA